ATTTATTTTTATTGCGAATAGTTAATAAGAGTGATTATACTGTAGCTGCGTACGGAAGGGTCGCGCCTTTCATTTCAGACTTCGGCGTAGACACATCGTGTCATGAGCCTCGCCAGCTCGCTTCGGCGTAATGAGCCTCGCCTACTCAAATTGACGTACGCGCACCTCGTCAGTGCATAGTAATCATTATATATTTTGTTGATAGGAAGTCTTATGGCAATAACAACCACATCAGTCCTTCCAGCACCGGTACAGCAAAGTTTTGACGCAAAGCTTTTGTCTATTCCTGTACCTCACATGATCCATAAAATTGTTTCTGTTAAAAAAAGAATGCCATCTAATGGCGGCAGAACATTAAGAATGAGACGTTATAATGCATTAGATACAGCAATGGTTCCTTTGGGAAACTCTGGTGTAACTCCTGCAGCCGATGTACCTACAGTTGTTGATATTGATGCTACAGTTTCATTTTATGGCAAATACATGTACTTAAATGAACAAGTAACATTACAATCACAAGACAACGTTCTTAACGAAATGGTAGATCTTTTAGGCGTATCAATGCGTCAAACAGAAGATCAACTTACTCGTGATATGTTGATGTCGACTGCATCTTTTATTAACTGTACAGGTGGAGTAAACGGCGATTCCCCTACAGAAATTACAAGATCAGACGTTGACTTGGTAACTGGCCGATTATATGGCAATAACGCTAAATTTATTGAAGACGGCATTGAAGGTTCAACTAAGTTCGGAACAGCTCCTGTCAGAGATTCTTTTATTGCTTTAGGTCACTCTGACTTAATTGGTAATTTGGATAATACTGGCGGATTCATTTCTAATGCACAGTATCCATCAAAGATGGCTGCTCCTTCAGAATGGGGATCTATTGGAAACCTTAGATTCTTCTTGTCCTCTATAGGCTCATCTTCAGCTGCTGCATCTACACTTGGTGCAACTGTTTACAATATTTTCTGTGTTGGTAAAGAAGCATATGCAAGTATTGAACAAGATAACTACAGCTCAGAGTTTATTTATCGTGGACCAGAATATAGTGGACCATTAGCGTTAAACGCATCTGTAGGTTACAAGTTTGCTGAAGTTCCAAGAATTTTAAATGATCTATGGATTCTCAATCTTAGAACAACATTAGCGTAAAGGATAAATATGAACACCATTAATTTCCAGGGTGCTTTCTCATCCGATGGAACAGACAAACTTATTGATACAGGAAGTAGAGTTGATTGGGTACAAGTATATAACTTAACCAATATCGCTTCTTCGACACAATGGGTTGGAACATATTTCTACTGGCAGCGTGGTATGACCGATAACGATGCTATTACAAACTTCCATTCAACGGCAAGTCAAATAGCTTCTGAATCTACAACTGCTATTGGTTATAACTCTGTAACGTATCACGGTGTAACACCTATCGATACGTCAGTTAAAACGTTCTCTGCAATAGTTGCATCTACAGCAGTGTCAGCAGCAGCACCTCCATTGGTAGCAACAGCTGATACATCTTTACTTGTAGCTAACAGCTCTGTAGTTAGACTTACAAACATGCTAGGTACGACGCAGTATGCTGGTATGGACTTCAGTGTTGGAGCTATTGTAGCTGATACAACATTTGCATTAGCTCATGCACCTGCACCTGTAGCATCAGTACTTGCTGGTGAATGGCGCAAAATTGAATATCCATCCAAGTTCTATCCAAGACGTCGTTATATCACAGCTATTAGCAAAGCAGCATCAGCTGTTGTTGTTACATCTGTGACTAATGACTTTACAGTTGGTGAAAAGGTACGTTTTGTTGTACCTGTAGCCTTCGGTATGAGTGAAATGGATGGCTTGGTTGGAACAGTTACTGCTGTAGTACAAACTGGTACAACAGGAAACAACACAGTAACAGTTAACATTGCTTCAACTGCATTCACAACGTTTGCGTTCCCTCTCACAGGAACAACGTTCACACATGCACAAATAATCCCTATTGGTGAAGACACAGCAACAGCATTATCATCAGGACTTTCGAGTCTTGGTGGAGCAACAGAAGACAAAGACTATGTTGGCTTCAAGCTTGCAACAAGTGCTACAGCTGCTATCGCATTAGGTAGTGCCGGTGGAACATCTGGTGACGCAATCAAATGGCGCGCAGGTAAATCATTCGGATTATAAGACAGTAAACTAATGGAGAGGAGGATATCCTCCTCTCCTGGTATAAGACTTAAAGGAGACAAATGACAATTCCAGCAAAACAAACAGAACTAGAAAAAATAGCCAAAGAAGTAGCCTCTTACAAAGAAGAATCTTTAAAACTTGCAAAAGAGATAGAGAAAAATAAAGCCGAACTAGCAAGAATAGAGAAAAACAAGTTAGAAAAGATAGCAAAAGAAGAAGCTGAAAAGTTAGATGCTATTAAGTCAGTTAATCTTGCTCAGCTAGAACGTCACAATAGACTTGAGAAACAAAAAGCCAGAGACCAACAAAAAGTAAAAGGTATATTTAGATTTTTTGAACAACCTGGAGGAACACTTAATTTTACTTATAAGAAACATAAAGAAGAACCTCTTAAAAACTATTCTCTTATAGATGGTGAAGTATATACAATTCCTAGGGGAGTTGCAGAGCATTTAAATGTAAATTGTTATGCTGCTATACATGAAAGATCTACTGATGAAAGAGGAAAGCCTTCTACTACAGTAGGTAAAAAAGTAAGAAGAACAGGATTCCAAAGTTTAGATTTTGTTGATGTTGGTGAGTATGATAACAAAGACAAAGAACTAGTAACAGTGTCGAACTTTTAGTATTTAATAGAATCTGGAGGGAATATGTCATGTTATGCGGTAGAGGATCCAACGTTTCAGCCTGCTATGAGGCTTATCTCTGCTATTACTAATGCTAATCCCGCAGCAGTAACAACAACGTTTGATCACGACTATGAAACAGGATTAATCGTTAGATTGGTACTTCCAATAGCTGTTGGTATGGGAGAGGCAGCAGACAAAGTTGGAGAAATAACAGTAACAGGGACAGACACTTTTACTATAGATATAGATACAAGACTGTTTAATGCGTTTTCTATACCAGGATCTCCAGCTCCATATGTAAATGTTTGCGCTTTAGTTGTACCTGTCGGAGAAGATACAGATACGCTTTCTTCGGCTACTAGAAATACATTATAATTTATAGGAGTATAAAATGGCCGTTCCTTTACCAGATTCTGCACTTTCCACACTAGCTCAGATAAGAATAAAAGTTAGAAAGTTAACTCGTAGTCCATCGACTTCGCAGCTAACAAATCAAAATATAGATGACTATATAAATACTTTTGTTCTTTATGATTTTCCAGAACATCTAAAACTATTTACTTTAAGTAAGACTTTAAGTTTTTACACTCAACCATATATAGATACTTATGAAAACAATACCGTTAACGAAGATGATCCTTTATATAATTATATTAACAAGTATATCAATGTGCATCCCCCTGTTTATATAGCAGGTAACGATGTAGATTTCTCTCAGTCTAGATCTCAGTTCTATACCGCCTATCCTAAAACAAGCTTTGTTAAAAAGACTGGTGATACAGGAGATGCTGTAACAACTGCATATTCAGGAACTCTTTCAGCAAAACCTGTGCTACAAAACAGTGTTTCATTTACAGCTCTAGGAGCTAACAGTATAGGACTAGTTGTCAAAGATACACCTAGAACTGATGGATTAACCGGTTATAACACTATGACTGGTGATCTTGTAGTACCAGGAACAACAACAAGTCTTGGAACAATTAATTACGTTTCAGGTGTTTATTCTTTTGATTTTGCATCAGCTCCTGCAAGTGGTGCTTACGTATATAGCAACACAGTACCGTATGCTACAGGCATTCCAACAATGATGCTTTATAGCGACAACAAATTTGTTATGCGTCCTATTCCTGACAAATCTTACAGAGTTGATATAGATACGTTTGTAAGACCTGTAGAGTTTTTGTCTTATGCTACAACACCACCTTCTGCAGATACAACTCAGGCTCCTGAGCTTTGTCAGTGGTGGCAATATATAGCTTATGGTGC